ACTACGCACTGCATTCTTCGGCACAACCGCCCGTATGTAGTCGCGTGGTGGCTTGTCAATACAGTCATATATATCCACGCGCATCGCTGAGATTGCGTCTAACCCGTCGCTCAAGGGTGACGCGCTTACTGTTTGCGGTTCTTCTTTAGTCATTACTCGCGCTCCTTAGATTTTCGTTAGGCGTTAATGCTTTCGCTATGGCGGCATTAGCCTTGTCCCAAGCATCGTGCTTCCTATCGCTTATCGCAACTACTTCTTTTAATGCTTCTAGCAGATTAGGTGCTGCCGCAAACAACTTAGCATTTGCCTCTTGGTCTTCGCAGATTATATCGGCAACTGTGTAGCTTCCACTCTCATCGTCTGACATAACTCGCCAGTTTCCACCTTCATTGCTTGCGTATAGTTCATTTTTCATGTTTTATCTCTTAGTCGGTATTGTCTTTATTAACAGTTTGCTCAACCAGACTCGCTTGAGCGGTGCGGTGTTGTTTAAATTTAAGTCCTTGTTTTTGGTAAAACCACTCAGGATGCGCCGTTTTTGCCCAAATGACATACTCTAATGAAAAGTCCCTTTTGCAATTTGGGCATACCCATTTTGCTCTACTTGCGCATACCGCATTTTCGTAGTCGCAAACTTTACATTCTTTTTTTTGCTCAGTCATCTGTATGACCATCATTAACCAAGGGTGTCAAATACTTCCCACTTTTCGTCTAAGTCAGCTACATCACGCCAATAATGATGGCTATGGGTATCTTGTCCAGACATCCCAAATGTCACCCTTACATAAACGGCTTTGTTGTTTTGCGAATAACCCAGCTTCATTATCTCAAAAATTTCACTCCGTTAATTAAAAGTTGTTGTTTATAAGCGCATTTGAATTCTTTTTTAAGAATTGCTATTTCACTTAATTTTAACTTTTCGTTCAATTATTTCGATTGATAAGCCTTCGTTCTCAGCCGCATCAAAATTTTCTTCCGAGCAACACAATAAACGAAAAGAGGCTATATCACTTTCGGCTAATTCTTTCGTGGCATAAAGGGCTTTCCCACGCTTGTAAAATTTAAAGTTGTTTATACTTTTACCCCTAGCTTCTAATTCGTAGACAAAGTAATCACCGCTAGACACTTTCCCCTCCATTTTTTATTTTTAAAACTTCATCCAAAGGATACCTTACGCAATTTTCACAAATGACTATCTTTTTTAATTTCCCAGTTTTACCCATGCGGGATACAGTCATTTGGCTTACGTTGAGCATTTCAGCCACTTGTTTTGGTTTTAGTAAAGTGCTATTCATACGGGCAACCTTTTAAAAGCTTTAATCGCTCAAGCTCAATAGTTTTTAAAGCCAATTCTTGTTTCCTCGCTGCCGCTTTGTCTGCAACGGTAGTTGCAACATATAAAAACATGAAAATTACTGCCAGTATGGTTAATTTGTCATTATTCATGAATTAATCGCTACCTTTATTTTGTTTATATAACTTTTAATCATTAGTTTCTCCAATTTGTTAAAGTTAAGTTATTATACACACAAATTTACTTTTGTGTGACTTTTTTTCCAAAAATCCTTTCCCAATTGTCCCCGTATTTTTTGGGGTCTGTCGGCCTTTGCTTGCTCCCTTTTCCGCTCATCATTTGCTCCTAATTATAATTTGCTTTTCAATTATCTTTTCTTTGTCTTTTTCATTGGCTTTGTTTACCGCATCAACCAAGGCTTTTTGGGCTTTGGCGGCATTATCCAAATCCAATTTCCTTTCTTCTACATGCGCGTCAAACTCTGCTCTTTTAGTCAACAAAGTCCCTACGTCTATCCCTAATGCCAATACCATCATGACCATTGCGTTTAGAATGGCTACTGCCGCTTTTGCCCATGCTGGCATGTCATTTTTATTGTCTTGCTCGTTCATTTTGCTACATCCATACTGCTAAAAATCTGGCGGATTATAGCATGTATGTCATGGGTTAGCTATCAGAGGCTTAATGCGCCAATTGACTACTGTTCGTTCCCATTCGTCGTGCCAACAAATACAATCTGGTGAGGTCGAATCCTCAGCTTTGCATTCGTTTTTATGTTGACATACTCCCCGTGCTGAAACACGGGGATTCTCTACAAACTTCGTAGATTCCTGCTTCCGGCCTTCGTTACTGCAAGGCTCGATCCACAGGCCAAAACGCGGTGTCCCCGCGCTGCTACATTCAAAGCGCCGACTATATCGGCATTGTTTTCGTAACCGCACTCGACACAAACAAATTCAGCTTGTGTCATGCGGTTTTCTGCTGATACATGGTTGCAGCATGGGCATTCTCGGCTAGTGTTTTTTGGTGGGACAGCAACTACTATGCCTTTTCTCCATGCTTGTTTGTACTCTATCTGGCTAAAGAATATTCCCCAACCTTGGTCAAGGATTGACCTATTAAGCCCAGACTTTTGTTTTACTTTTTTACCATGCTTATCGGCATTACCCTTGGCTGATTTCGTCATGTTTTTTACCTTCAAATCTTCAATTGCCATATCTGTTATGGTTAATAGTTTGAAGGGAGTGTCTAGCAGAAGGCTTAAACAACAGTTTCCAGAACTGGAAAGGTTTTGGAGCGTGGTTGGTTCTAAGAATGCTCTTTGGAGTCCTAGCTATTTTGTTTCTTCTGTTGGCGGTGCGCCTATCGAAGTATTGAAGAAATACATCGAAAATCAAGATGCACCGCTTAAGTAGGCTATCCATCCCCGTCCTAGAACGACGGGGTTTTTCGCCTATTTCTGATAATAATACTGCCAATATTGCTGTTTCATTTTTTATCTCGTTTGTTTAAGTTAATTAAGCGGCATTGTTGCCGTTGCCGCTTATTATACATAAAATGTCACGACTTGGTGACTATTTTTCTAAATCTTGAAATTTGTATAGCCCAGTTTTGGGGTCTTTGTCAAAGTCCCCAATCCACCAGCCATACAATGTAAATACAATTGCCACTAAAAATGTCAATGCCATGAATGGAATTGATATCAACCGATAAAAAGTCCCATCAAGTAGCTTTAACATGGTTTGTCCTTCGGCATCCTACGCTCAACTATACTTTCTATTTTGGAGGCTTTATTGTGCGCGTTAAAGCTGACCTTTTTGACAAAATCAATGTCAGCTTCTAAATTTTCTATCTTTATTTCAAGTTCGGCCACTTTTTGTTCAAGTTGCGCTAATTTGCTGTTATCGAATATCATTTGTAAAACAACCCCACTGTGGCAAATAATTCACGGGTATATAAACGCCTTTGTTCGTATCCCAACGGTTTTCTTGTTGTATGGACTGTGCCTAGGTTTATCTTCCGGCTTACGTCCAAAATACAACCATCAGTCGTATTGGTGCAAAGTTCATTTACGTGGTTTTCGTCAAAGTAAAACTTACCAGACAAAAAGTAATTCCTTGGGTTGTCCAACATGCGGTCAGGCAAACTTTCTGGGTCTACATCGATGCTTTTCATGAATGCTTGGATATTCGTCTTGCCTGTCAACTGTAAGCCGAAAATGCCACGGTAACGCCAGCCATCACCAGATGCCATATCCCCGTTGCCATTGCGGTCACAATAAATATAGTTGGCTATGTTTCCCGGTCTACGCTCTAATTTAAAAGCGGTATAGTTGGGGCGTTGAGTCTTTGGGTCTTTGAAATGAGTAGGCCATGTGCGGCACAATGACGCGGCACTGTAATCCATATCTTCACGCCCTGCGGTAAACTCTGCGCTTTCATGCCTCATTTGCCCCAACAAATGACATAAAATTAGGTCGCTTTCCATCCCTAAATCTTTTTTTATGGCGGCAAAAGTCTTAGGGCCAATAACCCCATCGGGCTTTAAGCCTAGTTGTTGTTGAAATTCCTTTAAAAAGTTCCGCTTTATCTCAGCCATGATTTACTGCTCCTGTATAACTATAATTTATGTTCAAAAACTTACTCTTTGGTTGTTTGTAAATAACTGATAGTTCGTTTTTCATAGCTGTATCAGTCATTTGTTGGTTGTTTAATATGGAGTTAATCACGAGTGACTTATTAACTCCGTCCAATGTAAAATTTACTGCGTATACACTTACATTCATAATTTTTACCCAGCTAGTCTTCAATAAGTTCGAGAGAGTCATACCAAAGCCCCCTGTCAAAGTATTTCTCAATTTTCTGAGAGTCAAGGTTAAATATGTTTGCCCACCCTCCGTCATAATCATATTCATGTGGGTCATGGGCTTCAATAGCATCTTCAAGTGTAGCAAAACTGCCTTTAAAATCCCTTGCCCCGCCTCTCGGGTAATAGTCGTTCCCGCAAAAAAGTAAATATTTCATTTGAAAATCCTGTAGTCCAAATCTTTTCCCAAGGGTAATAAGTTTTCAGCAAAACCGGGGGTCGCTAAAATTATGTCCCTACGTTCTTTATAATGCCTATCCAACATGTAATTGCTGTCATCGGCAAAATCCAATATAAATGTGACATTCGGGCCTTCTTTTTTTGCCCTCAAGCCACGGCCTATCCTTTGTCTTGCCGCTACCTCTGCCTTGCCAGCCCCGGCAATAATAACTAAGTTGACACTAGGGATGTCTACCCCTACGTCAAAAATGGTGCTTGCTACTAGAAAGTTTATTTCCTTGTTTTCCAAGGCGTTGATAGCTGCCTTCCTTTCCGTGCTGTTGTTTTCGCCAAACACGAAAGAGCCTGACAAGCCTTCTTTAAAAAGCTTGTTTACTAAGTCTTTTCCATGCTGCTTGTGCTGGATAAGGATAATAGATGTAAGGCCATAATGTGCCGCTCGCTTTACTTCATCGACAATGATTGCGTTGCGTTCTACGTTTTCTACAATTCCTGACTTATATGCCTCATGCCAGTTTTTGGTTTTCAAGGGAATTTTTGGCTTTGGGACAAAAGCAAACTTGAAAATAGGCGTAGCTAAAATGCCACAATCAATTAAGTGCTTTTCCATGACACGAATGCCGACTTTTCCGGCTACGGCGGTCAAGCGCATGTTGTCTTCATCTTCATCTTTCATGAAAGGGGTGGCGGTCAAGGCCAAACGGTAATGCGCGTTATGGCATAAGTTCATGACTTCGTAAAAGCCATCACCGCTTGACTCATGTGCTTCCTCTAAGATTACAAAAGAATACCTTGCCAGCAATTTAGCCGCTATCCTAGCCCTGTTTGGGTCACGCAACATGGCTTGAAATGTCTGCACCAGGGCTACGTTAAAGCCCGTCACGGGAGAAAACTCCTTATCCCCTATCACACCACAAGGTTCACCCATTTCTTCAATTCTGGCTTTCATTTGGTGCATCAAAACTGAGCGAGTCGTGAGAAAAAGGGTTTCCCTGCCTATTCTCTTGTAGGCTATTGATGCGATTAAACTTTTTCCCCCGCCGGTGGCCACCATAGCTATCATGCGTTTGCGTTCTACCAACCTATCAACTGCTATGTATTGGTATTCGTAACGTGGGTCATGTGGAAATTTGCTGACAATCGGCCTTTCCGGGCCAAGGGGCGGAGGGACATTCGGGCCTTCTAGCAAAACCTTATAGCCATGTGACTCTAGGTTTTTTTGGATATGCGGCACAAAGCCCGCCGGGAAAGACTTGTTGTTAGCTTTGTAAAACGTATTAAAGCCATCCCAGCCACGCAATAAGTTATTTTTTTTCAAGTAATCATAGTTTTTTACTTTATAACTTAATACTTTTTTGGCTACCAAATCAGCAGTCCTGTCAGGATTTACTAAGTTAGCAGTGACCGCGTTGTATATAATTTTTATTGGAATTGTCTGATTTGGCATAATTTTTGCGAATAAATTTGATAAATTTTCAAAAGTCTATATAATATTTGTCACCACATAGTTATTATACACTAAAATGACAGATTTACTAAGCACTTTAAGTTCCAAATTATCAATAACTTACATTTCTCCGGGCGATTTAAAGTTCAATCCTTGGAATAGCAACAAGGTTGACCAAGAAAATATGGGGAAATTGGATAAAAGTTTAAAAGACTTTGGGCAATTCCAACCCATCATCGCTAGGCGGTTGCCTGACCAAACAATCCAAGTTTTAGGGGGCGAGCATCGGACTAAAATAGCGATTAAAAACGATATTGCCGAAGTTCCTTGCATCATCCTTGAAAATATTAGTGACGATAAAGCTAAAAAAATGTCGCTCATTTTGAATGCGCGATACGGCAAAGACGACAACGAAAAGCTGATGGAATTATTGAAAACGGTCGAGGATTCGGACTTGTTGCCTGAAATAATGCCGTTTGATGACGACCAATTTAAGGCTTTGCTTGCGATTACCGAAGTTGACCAAGAATTATTGGATATGGGCAATGACGATAACTACGATGATGAGGAAGAGCCATCACAGCCACTTGAGCAAATCATTAAATTCAAGGTAAGTATCGAGGATGCGGCGTTTATCGAGACGGTTTTGCTCAAAACGGCAAGGAAAATGAGCTTTAAACATAAGGACATCATGGGAAACCAAGGGGATGCGTTGGTGTATTTGTTACGGAAAACAGAAAAATGAGTGAAGAATTGAAATTTAGCGATTGTAAAGTTTGTGTAAATAAGTATAAGCAAGAGATATGCCGTGAATGTGACTACGGCGAAATGTTTGAAGAAAGAGTGAAAAAAATCAAGTTTGATGACGATGTAGAAAGTTTCAAAAGATATATCATGGATGAGTTGAATTATACAGCAGACATGGAGCAAGATTATGGCTAAATTTTTGACTAACTTGGTACTTACTTTCTCCCCTAACGATACCGTGGGGACGAAATATTATGTAAGCCAACCTTTTTTATACCAAAGCGACGTTTTAAATAGGATTGTCACCGTCCCGTCGGGATTTCCGACAGACCTTGCAAGCGTTCCTAAAATCCCCTTTTTATACGAGAAGTTTGGCAATAAAAATAACTACGCTGCCGTTATCCACGATTACTTATACACCAGTGGCCGTGGGGTAGATAGGGAACATGCTGATAGGGTCTTTTTAGAAGCGTCCAACTTACTAAATCCAGACAATAAAGCGGTAAATAAGTTGATGTATTGGGCAGTGAGAGTCTTTGGGGCAAGCCACTACCAACAAAAATGATTATACAAATTGTTATTTCAGTTTTATGCGCGTTGACAGCATTTGAGCTAGTCAATTTTATGAACAACCCACCAGACGACGATTTCAGATGAGCCAAGCAAAAGTATTCACCCCCTCGCAAAAACAAACCCTGCTAACAATAGTAAAACTAGGCGACCAAGCTTACAAAATAGCTATTTTGGACAGTTTGCCTTATGTGACCACATGTACATCAATTGATTTTACTTTAAATTCCCTTTTAAAAAGGGGCTATATCGTAAAAGCTGATTACAGCGTCCCACAAAATAGCACCAAAAACCAAAAACAAGTGCGTTTTTTGGCTACAGATAGCGGTAAAGCCGTGGCAAAAACACTTGAGCTTAAAGTTAGCTTTGACGACATCCAAATTATCTAAAAATTATGGCAAACGATACGATAAACAGCATTTCGCCGGAAGAAGCGGTCGCGCGGCAAAAAGAATTTGCGAAATTAAAAGGGAAAAATTTGCTTTCAACTACGACACTTGAACGAGATGGGGGAGGGCGCATTACTTTACGCGCCCAAAACGAGATAGCAGCTAAGTTTGCCACAGGAGAATATACAGCCAAGGATTTGGCCAAGGAATATAAAACTACCGTTGCTACAATAAATAAAACAATTAAAAAAAGGGCGGCTATAGCTGAGGGGAAACCAGGCAAAGACCATCATACAACAGTCGAGGATGCGGCTCTATTCAACGAAACCGTTGCGGCTACCCCAATAGACACGGAACAAGGAAAAACGCCCCTAGGGAACAGTATTGCGGCTGATAAGAAGGCGGCTTTGAAAACGGGGAAGGGGCATATTGGGATAGATAGGCCGAACCAAGCCTTTTCACGCAATGACACCGAACATTACATGAATGTGACAAGGCGGGACATTTATAACCGCTTTGTCGCCATTGAAAATATGGCTACCCGTGTGTTTGTTGAAGCGGCTAAAAATGGGTCGCTTCTAGCCATGACGGACACTATTAAGTCTTTGCGTGGGTTACAACTTTTATTTCGCGAAAACCTTGATGCTCGTATCCGTATTTTGGGCTACGACGGGGTTATTAACTACGAAACTCAAGCTGATATGACCGTGCTGACAATAAACAAAATGACACCAGAAGAATTGGAAGAAGTAAGGGCTAGGGCCAACTCCAATGAAGATGACGAAGCGGGCAACGAGGACTACGAGTTTGCAGAGGAAGAAGAAACCGACGAATTTGCTGACGAGGAATAAAAGTGGCGGAAACTCCGTTTAAAAGGATTATTTTACACGATAAGCAGCATGAAATTTTTGCTGATAAATCAAGGTTTAGGGTTGTGTCCGCGGGCCGCAGGTTCGGAAAAACCGTATTGTCAGGAGCAACAATAATCGACGCGGCTATAAGCAAGCCCGGTTCTTTGAATTGGTATGTCGCTCCAAGTTACAGAATGGCTAAGCAAATCATGTGGAATAATATTCATGATTATGTTCCACGGGATTGGATTAAAAAGCAAAATTCTACACTTTTGCGGCTTGAGTTAAAAAACGGCTCGGCAGTTGAATTCAAAGGTTGCGACAGGCCGGATTTGTTGCGTGGGGTTGGGCTTGATTTTCTTGTCATGGATGAGATGCAAGATATTCGCGGCGGGGTTTGGTCGGCTATCTTGCGACCTACTTTGGCTACTACAAAGGGGAAAGTCTTATTTATTGGCACCCCAAAATCTTATAATTCCTTTTATGACTTATGGATGAAGGGGCAAGACCCGAATATCAAAGCATGGAAAAGTTGGCAGTTTAGGACGGCTGATTCTCCTTTCGTGCCAGAAGAAGAAATAAAGCAAGCGATGGAAGATATGGACATGAAAACCTTTCAACAGGAATTCATGGCTGAATTCGCTAACATGACAGGGCGGGTTTATTACAGTTTTGACCGTGACAAACATGTGGGCAATTATGCTTTCAATCCTGAGTTGCCTATTTGCGTGGGGCAGGATTTCAACATTGACCCCATGTCCAGTGCTATTTTTCAACCCCAACCAAACGGCGAAGTTTGGGCGATAGATGAAATTTGTTTAGCAGCTTCAAATACGCAAGAAATATGCGACGAATTAGAGCGTAGATACTGGAAATATGCCAAACAAATCGTTATTTATCCTGACCCGGCTGGCAACGCCAGACAACATGCCCGTGGGGAAACAGACTTAGATATTTTTCGTGAAAAAGGGTTTAAAAATATTAAGTTTCACAAACAACATCCCCGTGTGGCTGACCGGGTTAACTCAGTAAATAGTATGTTACAAACAGCGGCTGGGGTAGCAAGGTTAAAAATAGACAATAAATGTACACAGCTTATAAAATCACTTGAGCAAACGATTTATAAAGAAAAGTCACGGCAAGTCGATAAAACGCTAGGCACCGACCACATGGCCGACGCCGCCGGATATTTTTTGCAATATGAATATCCAGTGCGTAAGTTTCAAGCAATAGGATATTCGCGTTGATATCTAACAAGCCCCAAGTGGGGCATATAACGAAGTATTCGCTGTTTG